TAAGTTGAGAAGGAACATAACAATCAAGTTAAGAAAGTGGAGGAGAGAGTTGTAAGTGATGATGAAATTGATGATGATTATCTAGGGAGTAGTTCAGAAGATGATGATGATTTCAATAAATTAACAACTCAAAATTTAGATTAAGTGGTAGGAGTTTGGACACTGGTTATAATAAATCAATTGATGATGATGTTATGTCCGAAATTGCATCTATTTGTTCCATGAGCACTTCTAAAAGTGAGAGGGGTGGAACATTCAAGTTTAAAGATTTGAACATTAATTTTGAAACTGTTAAACAGTTTCCAAAGAAATATTCATGTGGTATTAAGCTTGATACAATTGAAATGAGTAAAGATTATAAATATAGTTATACCCAGTCTCCTACCAGATCTTCAGTGTTGTATGAGTTATTTGATCAAGATTTAGTTAAATCAAAGACTTTTGTTAAAGATGCTGGGATGTATAGATATGAAACCCCATCATTCAAGCCTGATATTATCAAGCATTTGAATGGATTCAACAATGGAATCAAAATTAATGACAAAATAGTAATTAATAAACTTAAAGAAGCCTCAAAGGCTTTACAGGGTAAGATGAAAGTTACAAAATTTAGCATTAATAATTGGTTTACTTGGAGTGAACTAAAAGATATTCAAGTTGGATCTACACATCCTGGCATAGATTATAGAAAGTCTGGATTCCAGACAAAATCTGATGCACTTCACCATGCATTACCTAAGGTCTTCTTTAAAATGAAGACTCTTCAAGAAAAAGGAATATTAATTAATAGAACACCTTGCCTTATAAGTAATAGGGCAAAACTTATATCTACAAATCCACTTAATAAGAAGAGTGTCTCCAAGAAAGGGAGAATGGTATTAATGCCTTCAATGACACATCATCTCCTTGGAACATTAGCATTTACTAAATTTAATAAATTGTTAAAGAAAGTTAATGTTGATGATGGTGGTGTTATGATAGGTATTTCTCAATATCACAATCAGTGGAGGAAATTTGGAAAGTTATTGGAAAATGATTATTACATGTATTATGTATTGGACTTTAGTTCATTTGATCAGAGAGTTCCATCAAAAGTACTTGAAATCGCACTTGATTTCATCAAAAATCAATTTCAGTCTTTTCCAAATTCTGATATTTATTGGAAAAATATTAAAGATAATCTGATTAATACATTAATTGCTTTACCTAACGGAATGGTTGTAAGGAAGAAGAGCGGTGTTGCTTCTGGTGACCCCGGTACTTCTGATGCTGGTTCTGTTGGAAATTACCTTATGTTGTTTGCTGCTTTTGGGATATTCCTGGGATTAAAATATTTACATTTGGTG